GGGAGGCAATTGCTCTACGACTCCAGGTTCCATGCTGATCTGGCGTTGCCCATCTTCCTCGACGTCCGCTGCCAGGCTTGTAGCATCCGGAGTCTTGATGAACGCCATATAGGACGCTGCACCTCTAGCGGCAACGATCTCCGCTTCGCTATAGCCTTCCATATCGTTCAACCGGCGCGCTGCCGCATGCATCCAAGGCTCTCCGCGTGATTGCGGCCAACGGCTGATCGGATACAAATGCATGATCTGATCGGCTGGTACGCGGACGAGCATATCGGTTTGTTGGACACCAATAGCCACTTCCCCTGGATGGATGCGATGCAGCCAGTAGGCTTGTGGCCGGCCATAGCTATCCTGCTCGACGCCCATCCGGATCTCATTGCCATTGATCGGCGTGGATACGCTGTAATGATCCGCCAGTCGCTCAGGCTCGATCAATTCGAGCGCCAGCGCGACTGGACTTCCTGGAATCTGGATTCGATGCTTGCGGATGATGACTTCCCCAGCCTCGAAAATCTGGCCCATCGCGACGCGCTCGATATCCGAGAAATGCAACTTGCCGCCCATATGGCAGTAGGACGGCCTGGACCATTCGCTCCATACTTCTTCGATCTCGCTGTTGATCTCGCTTAGCAGACGTTTCGGTTCGTTACGATTGCGCACCTGTGCCTGCATGCCGATGCCGGAACCGATGACGTTATTGACGACGATCACCTTTGCGCGTTTCGCATAACTGGCGTCGCGGACCAGTTGTCTGGAACGTCCGCGCAGCTTGGTAAGACTGCCAATCAGTTCCGCATCGCCGCTGCTGTTCGAGGATATCCAGTTGGCCGTAAGTCTGCCTCCTTGCGCGCCATGATAGGAACGCTGGAGGATTATTCTTTGCTGTTTCGCTCGATCCGATGAACGACCGAACAGCTTGCGCAGATTTCCGATGATGTCCATTAGGTGAATCTCACGAGCAATCGACGAGGATCTCCAAGACCGGCTTTGATATCTTCGAGCGCTTCCTCATCGGCTACGCGCTGACGCCAATAGCTGAGCGCCGTTATGAAATCTCCAGGACCGTGAAATGTCGTGCTGCGATCTCCGATCGTGTAGCTTTGAACCATGCTCGCACCCTGGCCAACGCTGGAAGCATAGGCCAGATATGCGGCCTCGAGTTCTTCCACGATTTTTTTAGCATTGGTCCGAGTGTCCCAGGGTCTCGCGCCTTCAACGTTCGGCGTAACCTCCAGATTGCCTTTCCCAATCAAATAGCGATCGGGACTCTTCTTGGCAAATGCGCTCCATTGGTAAGTTCCAGGGATGATGGCGGAGCTCTCTGCTGCGGTGCGCGCGATCCTATGGTCCGCATCCTCTGACGTCGAATCGATCGAGAATCTTTGCGTCGCGTTGTAAGCGACAAAGGTAACGCTCCATCCATCGATTGCGGAGTAGGTCGTGCCTTCGATCAGAAAGGACCAGGTATCTCCGGCTGCAAGTTTGGTCGGCACAGTCATAGTTCGATCACCTCGAGCAAGCCATCCAGCTCATGCTGTTGACCAGCGCTATCTATCACCTTGCATGTTCCATAATATGATTCGCCGTCCGTGCCGCCTTCTATCGTCGTTTGCGCCATGCGCCCGGATATGACGTTATTGCTCAACGTGAGACCAGTCGATCCAATCACGACGGCGCAATTCGCGAATGCAATCGATACGATCGAGGAGACCGTATCCGTCGATGCGATCACCGGAGCGAAATCGAAGGTATAAGCGAGTTTCTCAGCCGGTTGCTTCTGTCTTATTTCCATCAGTCGCCCGCTCGATAGACTCTGCTTCTGCTGATCGCGGTATATTTCCTGCTATCCACCGCGCCGATGAAATTTCCACCTGATACCGTCGCCAATGCTCCGAAAACCATAGGCGAGATGCCGGATAGCTGTGCAATGCCGATCAATGTCGAAGCCCCGGATCCGAATGCGACGTCGATAGTCCCAAAAATTTCATTGGCTCCTGGCGTAGTTAGATCGCCAGCGGTCGCGAATTCAATCGTCGAGGTACCAATGACCGTGGCAATGCCGATGATACTGGAAGCACCGCTTCCGAATGCGACGCTGTTCGTCCCGATCATCACTCCGATCGCAGTCAGATTCGATGCGTCAGACCCGAATGCCAAAGCGCTCGAGCCGGCCATATCGCCGGCCGCAGCCGCGGTAAGATCAGCGGATGCATCGAATACTATGCTGCTGGTACCGAGCAGAACTCCGATTCCAGTTAGAGCCGTCGTACTTTCGGCAAACTGGAGCGCTGTCGTTCCAGAGAGCGCTCCGATTGCCGTTAACGATGTCGCTCCTTCGGCGAATAGCAATGCCGATGTGCCACTCATCGCGCCGGAACCGGCAGCAGTCAAATCGGCGGAGGCATCGAATACGATTGCCGCACTGCCTGCAAGCACACCGATTCCGCTTAGAGCGCTCGCACCTTCGCCGAATTGCAGCGCTGCTGTTCCGGATAGCGTGGCAAGACCGATCAGAGAAGTTGTGCCGGAACCGAAGAGCAGATCCGACGTTCCCGTCATCTCTCCAGATGGCGCAGCTCCGGTCTCATTCAGGTAGCCATCAGCGAACAGATTCTCGAGGGTTTCTACCTCGTTGAAGTATCCGTCGCTGAATAGATTTTCTGTTGCCATCTCAGGCTATGCCGATCTTCGCGTTCACATAGACAGGGTTCGTCGTATCCTTCGCCAGCGCGATCCGACAACGAATTGGCCCAACCTCATCGAGCGTCACACTCGCGGTCAGAGTGTGGGTCTTCTCGCCGGTGATATTGTTCACAGCCTCGGCCGTATCAGTACGGTTATCTCCAGCGGCGAGTGGATCGATGCATAGAGAGCTTGGTGCAAGTACCACATCATCATCGAGCTCTAGTTGTGCATGCGGTGAATTCGCTACGCGCTGCGTGCCAGTGAGCCCTGGCTCGCCCATATATTCAACCTCCATCCATATTTCGTTTTCCTTGAGGACTGCGGACTCGGTATGCGCTACTTTAAGCGTAATGCTCTTCGCGCCAGTACTCGTCACCATGCGGTTGATCCATGGTGTGTAAAGCGGCTCGCATGGACCAACGCGAGATGTTGGAGTCATCTTCAGGGAATATGAGGTATCCGTTCCATCATCCTGCTCACCCTGCGAGGAACCGGAAGCGAAGACTACGCTTTGTTCATCCTCCACTGTCCCATAAGCGTTCTCATAGAAATAACTGAGAATATCCGCTCCATTAGTTCCATCTACCGGCGCGCACATCCGGCACTCTACCGTCGTGCCGCTGCGACCCCAATGCGTACCAATAGTAGGAGTTGGAATGACGCAATTGATGAATAGCAAATCAATGCTAGCCTGGCCAGTTGCCATATTCACAAGATTCGTGCAGCCGCTCCAATCGCATGAATGGCTTTCGACATAACCCTTAGCGCTGGAATCAGGAACAAAGAGCGTCGTAAGTGTCGAGTCGGTAGTATCGATGGAACAGCCGATAAATTCTAAGCGTCCGCTTCGTAATGCTATACTGGTACCAGTAGTACCGAAACGGAATGAACAATTATCGAATTTTGTAAATGACGATGAACCACCAGAAGTGATTCCTATGCCAAGTTGTGCAAGGGAATTAGTGGAATGTATAAAAAAGATACAGTTTTGGAATGTATAACCGCCTTGTTGAGAAATATTAATGTCTGCTGCTGAGACTGATCCACCAGCACCGGATTTGATTGTCATCCCATGCACGAATAAGGCGGAATCGGCATTAGCAGACGAATTGATAGTGAATGCAAAGGCACCATTGGTGCTCTCCACTGCTCCGCTGGACAATGCATCGCTTGCATCCTTATCCACGCAAAGCACCTTTACCAGACCATTGCCAGTCTCCGGCAATGTCCATGTGATTGTAGCTCCAGCGAGATAAGAGTGGGTTTTGTGTACTTTGATGATATCTCCACCAGCGATCACCTGCGCTGCCATTAATCCTGAAATGGATTCCGCAGCATTTGCCCAGGAGGATCCACTATCGTCTCCACCGGTCCCAGCATTAACATACCAAGTGGTCATTGATCCATTACCTGTTCGATCTCAGCGGCGGCCAGTACTTCGAGCAGCGCCGCACCGCGCGCTGACCGCTCAGTTGCCTCATCGACATTCGCCGGCACCCAGGCACGCGCATAATGCAGCTCGCCGTTATCCAACTCATAACGGAACCGATAGCGCACGTTAGTCCCATGCGCCGATTTGTCTATCGTGATCGCATTAGTTATCGTCGCCATTTCATTCTCCCTTTACGCTCAACATTTCTTCATATTTTGCCTTCCAATCTTCCCATTTCGTCTTCAGCGCATCCCATTGCTGCTGAGTCAGATCGAAAAAGTTCCGCACTTGCGCCTGCGTGAAGGTCCCATCATTAATGTGATCGACCAGCCATTTAGCGAGTCGGAACGCTTCGATGCCATGCGCCTTGCGGTAACGTTCGCGGAAGAGATTGCCGAGCTGAGCAAGAGTCCCATAGCGCAAAGTAAGTGCCATTTACTGCTCCAGTCCTTCTAAAACTGCAATAACCGACCAATGGCGGGACATATCGCCATTTAGACGCTTGGCTTCCTTCGCCCGCACCCGCAGCCATTGACTCAACTGCAGCGCCGTTTCATATGGCATTTTCAATTCCGCATTTCCAACCGTAAGTACTACCAGTGTGCCTTCGGTGGATACCGCAATGCGCTGCTGGCTCAATAAGGGAGACATCGTTTAATCGAGCGTGATATCCAATGCACCGATTGCATACTGCGGCGTGATGCCAGTCGATACTGCGAGCCCGGCCGTATTCGCTCCATACAGGAACAGATTGCCAGTGCCAGATACGTCCGAGCCGATACCATGATGCGTAATGGTCTCGCTACCACCTGTGGCAGTCGGAAAAGTTATCGCCGCATCATTATCCGCGACACCGGCAGTAACTGACCAGCCAGCGGTGGAACGCGCGACCGATTGTCTGGCGTAGGATGTATACGCGGCTTCGCTCGTAGTCTGCGTTCCGGTTTCGTTCGGCGTAGCCGTATGCAGGCTGATGTAGAATACGCCTGCCGTGCTCGAGCCTCGTAATCCCGTTGCATCGCCGACATTGGCATAGTTTGCATTCTCGAAAATCAGGCTCAGCAGTCCGTTTTCGAAGACATTCGTTGCACTCATTGTCGATTACCTCCTGAATTCACCAGCGGGTGATGGAAAACCGGTTGGCCCGCTGATTCCAGCCCTGCGCTGGCAGTCGCGGCTTGGTTTGGATCACTGTAGTCTCTTCCGGCTTTGCGGCTGGAGGAGATTCTCCTGTATTGATCCGCAATTCGCTCTCGAATCGCGCCCAAGGCGCACTGCGCACGCCATAGCGCTCCGCAGCTGCGTCTGACATGATTCTGCAATCCAGATCTTCGTTGGCCTTACCGCGTGGCAGATGCCACTCATGGATGGGATGGCCACGCACGTAACGGGTGGCGAGAGTTTCCGCCGTCAATTGAGCGAAGACCTCATCGGGCAATCCGGAAGGGAGATGAACGTAACCCGGTCCCGGCGTCTCGATTTGCAAGCGCCGATAGAACGCAGCTTTGCCGGTATCACTTCCCATCGGCCAGAGCTTCACTCCGCCTGGAATGAGCTTGCCGCGCCAGTTTACGTCCTGAAGCGTAGGCTTGCCGATCAGCGGCTTGCCCTGCACGGCTTGGCCCTTCACGGCAATAACACGCCGAGATGAGGTCCATTTGCGGACGAAGGCGCGCACGAAGTGCGTGGTATTGCCATCCGATGCATCGATGGCCATCTGAGCTATTTTCAGACTGCCGCCAAGCTGGTGCTTCCATTCCCGTTCCAGAAGCTTCTCGAGCGCAGACCAAGGCTCGTCTGTCTGTGGAGGACCATAGAGAATGTGCCGATCTACAAGCCACGTTTCGATATCTCTGCCATAGCCCCAGATGCAGACATGCAGACGATTGTGCTGGACATCCACGCCTGCGCATAGAAGCAATGCACCAGCAGGAATAATCTCGCCGATACGCCAATTCGGCTCAATTCGACGTTTGAGCCAGTTCTCGTCGATTGTCTCGCCGGGATTCGGCTCGTATGGCTCGCCCAGCACGGTATTGTTGAAAGTGCGCCCGAGAGCTCCTGAGGTATCTTTTTTCGCGTCGAGATGCGCAAGAACTATCTTGCGCCAGCTAAACCATCCCATCGGAGAATAGAGCGCCGACAACGCGAAGCCAGCCGCGCGATCCGGGCCGGGATTCTGTGCCTTCCAGGTTCCCGCTGCGAGCATGCGCGTCTTGTAATGCTCGAAGATTTTCTTATCGCAGGATTCGCATTCGTACCAGACATCGAGCAATTCGTCCGTCGTGACTGCGATAGCTCCTGGAGTCTCGGCATTCACTTCGGTAATTAGGCCATCGGAATCGGTGAATTCCCATCGTGTTCTCATGTCCCAGCGCAGCCGCTCGAATCGCAATTGCTGTTCATGCTGGCAATGCGGACATGGCAGGTAGTAGTGCCTCTGATCGCTTGCTCTATATGCACGATCGATCCGGCCGCCCTTCACTGTTGGCGTGCTGACCTTGAAGATTTTTTTCCTGGCGAACGTATCGGAGCGTTTCGTCGCCAATACCTCGGGATCACCCTGTCCATCGACATCGGGCGGATATTC